CATGTTGGTTGGTTTCCGTGGAAGCAACTTCCTAGAAACCGGCGCTGTATACGCTCCATACATCCCACTGATCCAAACACCATTGGTGTACGATCCAGTGAACTTCACACCACGCCGTGGCGTGATGACACGTTATGCAAAGAAGATGATCCGCCCAGAATTCTACGGCAAGATCGTCATCGGCGCACTCAACGAAGTCTAATCTTCGTAGAGAACGGGATAAACGTTCACAACAAAAAGACCCACCGAAAGGTGGGTCTTTTTTATTATATATACCATATGTATTTGGATAAAGCCTATGAATAAATTATATAAAAACCTATTTGTTTTTCTATCATTGGTTGCCATCTTGGTCGCCAATCCAATTGATGACAAAGGAGCGCAATTTGTGGTCAATGGAGCGCCGATCAGTAAAATAGAAAAGAATAACCAATATCTAATCAAGAAGAACTATGCCATACATTATCGTTTTGATACCAAGACAGCCGAGTATGTTGTCGAGCATCCAACACTTGAAAAAGTAAATGGCAAATCAAAACGTAAAGATGACTTTCGTCCAGATCCAGAAATACAAAAAATAAATCAATCACAATTGGCAGACTATGCTGGTGAACCATATGACCGTGGTCATCTTGTTCCTGCTGGAAATTCGACCCAAGATGACGAAGTTATGAGCGAAAGTTTCTTTCTATCCAATATGGTACCACAAGTTCCAAATCATAATCGTGGCATATGGAAGCAATTGGAAACAGCGGTTAGAAATTGGGTAAATGAAGGCAAGGACATATATGTTATCTCAGGAACATTTTATAACAAAGAACACAAGAAGATCGGTCAAAGCGTTGGTGTTCCAGATAATCTATGGAAAGTAATTGTCGATGCCAAGTCAAACAAAGCCATCGCGTTTTGGTTTCCTAACGCACCATTGCCAGTTGCAGATCTACCAAAGTATGCGACGACAATAGAAGATATTGAGAAAAAGACAGGATTGAATTTCAATCCAAAACTGTCAGATGCGGATCAGAAGAAACTTGAGACGGTTAAACCAGATCTTAAAGATTGGTCTAGTTTGAATTGATCACAAAAAAACCCACCGAAAAGGTGGGTTTTTTAATTTACCATCTGCGCCAAGGACCACGATGATGAATGTGGTGGTGTCGATATCCACCAAATCCAACACCTATCCGCCAAGATACGAACGGTGGTTCATATACAACAGGAACTTCTCTTACAACATATACAGTGTTTTGTGTTGTATTAGCCTGTTTAGTTTCTGTTGTTTGCTTGGATGTATCAACTTTAACCGGCACATATACGGTGCGAGTTTGTGTAACGCAGCCTGCTGACAACAGCAGCGCGGAAATCAATAAAACATATTTCAATGTATTTTTCATATGATTATATATTATGCTGTTATGCGGAACCTTTCAAGACTTTATAATTCCAATCCATACGTTTTTTTACGCCCTTATTTGACGTAGTTTTGTATTCTTGATGGTCTAGATATTCTTCTGCTGCCAATTTGAATTTGTTTTGAGATAGCAGGGTCATAGTCTTTGGACCCATATCGCCCCTAAAAAGCGCATTAACCACGGCTATTTTGATTGTAAGTGGCATTCCGTCGAAGTTTTTCATCTTGGTCTGAGCAAAGCGTATTTTTTCGCGTATGTCTTTTTCTAATAGTCTTTCTGCTTCGTTATCTGTTATACCCTTACTAAAATCTTCGCCTTTTTTTATTTTATGACCATATGCTATAGTATCCGCTCCACCTTCTAAACTTCTGTGCGGAAACCACTTTCCAGCCCCCTTATTATATCCTCCCTTTGGATTATTTTTACTGTTTTCAAACGCTTTGATTACATTGGCGGCTTTTGTTATAAGCTGGGATTCGTCGCCTATGCCACTAAAGTCTATATTTGGCTGTGTATATGGTTTTCCTGCACCATCTGACGCTGCATTAGCATATGCCACTTGGGCTGGTGGCATAACAAATTTAACTGGGTCTGCTGGGGGTAAATCTGCCACGGGAGCCTCCTTGAGTTGAAGTTCACGTAACAAATCTTTCAGTTTTACTACTCGCATATGTTATTATAAATATAGCACAATAGGTAAAAATCATATATTTATAATAGATGCTCAAATAGCATCACTTTTGATATTTATAGCATATGGCAAACACATCAATCAACTATACTGTCGATCAGGATCGCGTGAGATGGCCAGGTTCTGGTTCGGCAATTACTTCCGGTAGCGGTCTTACACCATTTGGATTTTTTGAAGGCGATACTATTTTTCAAATTGATGCTCCTGCGGCGGCAAAGTGGGCGGCAACTAGACTTGGCTATCCTATAACAGATATTGAAATGATAGATACAAACTTTTATGCTTGTTTTGAAGAAGCAATTTATGAATACAGCGCACAAGTAAATCAATTCAACATCCGTAATAACATTGGTGTATTACAAGGAACATCTACCAGCACAAACATCACACAAACAAATGTGGTTGGTAGTGGATTACCATATATCATAAAAATATCAGAGGGATATGGAACTGAATTTGGTGTCGGCGGAAATGTTGATTGGAAGAGCGGAAGCATTGATGTTAAAAAAGGTCAACAAACTTATGATCTACAAGCACTCTGGGGAAATGTTAGCGAAAGTTTCAACAGAATTGAAATACGCAGAATTTTCCACGAGATGAGTCCAGCCGCTGCTCGTATCTATGACCCATTCAGTATGACTGGTATGAGTTATAGTAACGTGCTCAATGAAATGGGATTTGCCGGATATTCTCCTGCCACACAATTCTTGATGACACCGATATTTGAAGACTTGCTGCGTATGCAAGCAATTGAATTCAATGACCTTGTTCGTAAGTCTGCTTGGAGCTTTGAACTCATAAACAATAAAGTGAGATTGTTCCCGATCCCAACATATGATATGAAACTTCACTTTCAATATCTGGTGAAAAATGAAAGAGACGCGCAAGGAATCAGCGGTTCGGGATCATATTACAATTCTTCAGGTTCGGCAGTTTCTTCTCCAGTAATTGGCGATTATAGCAATGTTCCATATAACGTAATTCCATATGGTAGCATCAACAGTGTTGGCAAACAATGGATACGTAAATATTTCTTGGCACTATGCAAAGAAGTTCTTGGAGCTATTCGCCAAAAGTATCAAACTATACCAATACCGGGTGCGGAAGTTACTCTTGATGGTGGAGAACTTCGTCAAGAAGCAGCCAACGAAAAAGAACAACTTATTACTCAACTAAGAGAAAACTTGGAAGCAACAGGAAGAAAGGCTCAGATGGAACTTAGAGCAGAAGAAGCCAGAAGCATCCAAGAGACTCTTCAAAAAGTTCCACTTGGAATTTACATTGGATGAACCTAGATTATGGCATCAAATCTAAATTCGGAATTCAACTATAGATACCAAGTAATTGGTTCTACTCCTTGGGAAAAACTAAAAACATTAAAAGGATTTTTAGTTGGCCGCAAACGTGCAGCTGCATTGGAAAGAGTATCTGAATTGAAATACAAAGCCAAATTGGAAGAATAAAAACATCTGCTGACTGTTCCTGCTTTGCCACACGTGTTGCTTAATCTTGAAGCTGAAATAGTAGAACTTGAATCTCATTTGGATGATCAAAAACACGCATTTGAACTCAATCGTAAAGAAATTGAAATATTGGAAAAATTGATTGCGGAACTATACACTATATGCGAGCCAACCAGAATAACTGGTTATACAGATGATCAGATGTTTGAAGTTAATGCAAATTATGAATTCACCGTTACAGTTGGCAGAGAATTGCAGGCCGAAATAATTGCCAATGGTCGTCCAAGTCCCGCCAAGCTATTGAACGCAATGAGCAATCCACAAACAATGCAGATGCTGCAAAAGGTTGGATTAGTCCCAGAAGGAACAAAATTACTTGGAGGCGAGTATGGAGATGAACTGTTAAAACTATCTTTGGAAAAACCAGCAGAGCAAATTGAAGCCAATAAACTTATTGAAAACACTTAAACTATATGGGACTAAAAGGCAGATACTTCTCGCAGCGTGATTTAAATCTGGTTGGACAGTTCAATGCTGAATTGATGGGGGATATTGTTGAAGTACTTGTTCAGCTTTTTAAAATTTCTCCAACAGAAACAAAAACCAACATATATGGTGAAACAGCCGCTGAAACGGGCAAGTGGTATATGCCAGCAATTCAAATTTCCGCTTTGGTTGAACGCGCCGATATGACCGCTGAATATGATGATTTTGGACCAAGTAGAAATCAAGACTATGTTTTCAAGATGCGTGAAAAGATGCTTCAACAA